ACCAACGCCGACAACATCGTGGTCTTACCGTTCTGACGCCCGGTACTGATCAGCGCAGTGCTCGAAATAAAGTTGCCATCCTCATCATGTTCAAGCGCCCCGGACAATGCCGTCAACTGCCACGGAAACAACGTCCGACCAAGATGCGCCTCACTCCAAGCTCCCACCAAAGCCGAGTAAGAACCAAACGCCCCAGTCGGCGTAACCAACCGAGGCTGCTCCACGCCAAACCCAACCATTGCAAGGGTTTCATCGTGGTCTTGAACCGAGTCATGACCGTTCATGGAGATATCGTCAAAAGGGGTCGGGGTCAATTTCGTTTGATTTGTTAAAAAATCCATGTCGTTTTTTTGATGATTCGGTGGTTTTTTTGTTTGTGGGTCGAGTCGGAGGTGTTCTGATCTTGCGTGTTGTTGTGCTGCACGTTTGTTGTTTAGGTAGTTGTTTCCGCGTGTTGCGTTGCATTTTTTGCATGACCCTACGAGGTTGTCTAGGTCGTCTGTGCCTCCGCGGTCTGACTCGATGAGGTGGTCTGCTTCGGTGCTTTTTGCTTTTCGGCACCAGTGGCAGATGGGTTCGTGTTCTAGAACAATGAGTCTGTTCTTGGTGAACTCTGGTGTGTTGCGTTTGGTCATTGTGTTTCCTTTGTTGTGGTGATGTTACTAGCGCCCTTGCTTCGCTGCGGTTGCTCTCTTGTGTGTGCTGGTCTCGGGTGTTTGTGCCCCCCACATTTCACAGCTGTTCGCTGTTGGCTGCCGGACTGTTTAGGGTGGAACACCAATCGCCTTTTGTGTCGTTAGGGAACGCTGCACTGGCGACTTACCCCAACAACCTTTCACGTAAGTCATCTCGGGTGGTTGGGCGCGCCAGCTCTACCCACGTCACCGTGTGTTTTACCTGCACAGTGCAATCCCGTACGAGGCCATGGTTGTATTCAGTTGTAGGGGTGTGTTACTTGCGTATGCCTTGAATGATGGCAACACCGATGGACAGTAGCAGGACATACCAACAGATGATCAGCATTGGGCCAACCGTTGCGCTATGAAGTCAATGTCACTGGGTCGCCACAGGTAACACTCAGCGTGAGGGTGCAATGTTCTCAGCCAATGCAGCTGCGCTTCTGAGGCTTTGCCTTTCTCAGTTTTTAACTCAGCAAAGATGAGACCGCGCTGTTCATGAGCCATAACAATGTCGGGGAACCCCGTCGAGCCTGTAGTGATATATCGCCCGGTACGCGTCATCGAGGGTTGCGAGTGATGCAGTGACCATCCGTGAATGTAGGCAAGGCTTTTGACCTGTGCCTGAAACGACGCCTCACTAATCGGAATCATTGGTCTTTGCCGAGTAGGAAGCCACACATGAATACAGCGGTGATCATGATGACCAGAGTTAACAGGTCGGCCATTAGAACGGCTCTTCAGGGGCGTCATAGGTTGGCGCTGGCTTTTCGCCATTCTTTAAGCTGTCAATGTAGGCACTGGCTTCGCGCTTAGTCATGGCTTGCAGGTTGTGCGGTGGCACTTTGCCCATTGACTTACAAACGGCTCGAATCATGTTTTGTTGCTTCTCGCTGGCAAGGTTGCTGTACTCAGTAACTGTGGTGTCACCTTGCATGCGCTGAACTTTTCCCATTTCCTCACGGCTGGGGCGCTTAGCAAAGTCACTGCCCGATAGCCCTGCATTAGCAAGTGCTCGACCTACAGCGCCCGTCTCGCAATTCTCTAGGTGGCTGGTTTTGTTTACGTTGCCTTGGCCACGGATTTCTTCTGCCCAGCCAGTGGCAATAATCTCGTCATTGAGCCACAGCTCGCATTTGAACACGGCCACATCTGCTAGGTAATGCACTAGATCAGTAATGACCCTGGCATCAGGATGTGCTTTAAGGAATCTGTCAAGTCTGCTGGCAACGGGCTCATAATCGGAAAGGTCAAAGGCCACGGGAATACTCATTCGTGATGCGGTTTAACTCTGTCTCAATGCGCTGCAAAGCCTCTTTAAGCAGTTTAATTTCTTGCTCTTTGGCATAAATGAGGTCTGCCACGTCATCGTTGTGGGTGTACTCGCTCATCGTTTCCACCATTTTTTGTTTATTTGATTGTGCATTATCTTGGCGCAGGCTTCAGCTCTTGTGCATCTTTCGTACCAGTAATTCAGGTCATGTTGGCAACTAGCAAGGTCGCTTCGTAGCAATTCAATTTCATTGGCTGCCTCAGCATTACGATTGAAACGGGTTTGGCTTAAACGCAAGTATTTAATAATGTCATCACTCATCGTCAGCCAACTTTACGCTTGAGAGGTACGACAGCCCTTTTGACGGCCCACTGCTGTTAGTTGATGGGTGCCACTGGTGCCTGATGGTTTCAGCAATGTTTGGCAATGCGTGTAGTGCGCCTACGGCTTCCATGATGACGCTGGCTTCCTCAAAGCGAAGCTCAAGCGCAAGGCTGTGGCTGATGTTGGTTAGTTTGGCGATTAGTTCGCCTGTTGATGTTTCCATTGTTTTTCCTTTGTTATTTTCCTGATGTTGCTCGCCAGTGACCTAGGCCGCCGTTGTCGTACAGGTAGCGAGCCACCTTGACATTGCATTGAGCGTTTAGCAGTGCTTTGATTACATCTTGTGTTTTACAGACAGCGCGTGTCACAGTAGCCCATGAGCCTTGTATCTGCAGTAGCCCAACATCTGGGCGACCTGTGGACTTGCGAACAACTGACAAGCTTTTAGCATTGCAGCGTGATTCCCTGTATGCGATACGCGACATTACCGGCACGACTTTCGCGGGGAAGTGTTGCCGTAGTAGTGGTTCCCATTTAGGGCATGAAAGAGCAGCTGCACTTGCGTGGGCTGGTGCGGATAGGGCGAGGATTAGCGATAGTGCCATGAGTTTCTTAATCAACTCTCTCTACTTCTGTTGGCGGCCCCCATAAGGCCCAAGAGTGTGCACGTGTGCAGACTTGGGTGTACTCAATCAGGCCTGTGGACAAGTCTGTGAAGATTTGCACCATGGTTTTTTTGTCTTTTGATTTTAGGACTGTATAGCCCCATGTAGGAAGCATCAGCGTTTCCAGTAGCGGTTTACAAGCTTGAAATATGCCCATGAGAGGCACCAGCCAAATAGTACGGCTATAAACATTTGTTCGTGGGTGTACGTTTTCATGCCCAGCCCCTAACCATGTCTAGACCTGCCTGTGTGATGCCACACACAATGCCCTGAGAGCCACTCAGGAGCGCTCTACGGATGCCTAAATCGTGTATTAGACCCATTGTGCGTAAATCGCTACAACGCTTCCAGTAGCCCTTTATCTCATGACCAGCAAGCGCGGCTCGAGCGCCTGCTTCTTCATCGGTAAGGCCAAGAGTTGCGTAATAGTACTGCTCTAGCAGGATTGCGCGGTGAGTGCCAACCCTGATTGGGTTTACTTGGCGTGAGGTTTCGGGGTCGGTTGCCCTGAATAGTGGTAGGTCGGTGTATGTCATGTTTCCTCTGACTTTCTGCTATTTGAGTAGCGATGGTGATAATACACAATTTGTCGAAGCGGTGGTGGATACCCAATGGAAACAAAGTACCCACCACCTAGCCCCAGCCACGCTCAAACGAGCTGGGAGTCCTTTAAGGCTTAGGCAGTGCGCGCCATGCAGCCTCTAGGGCTACGCCGTCCTCAGCGTGACCACCATTTGATTGTGGTGCTAATTCCACGTGAATCCAGCGCCCGTTTTTTGAGCCACCATTATCGGAATCAGTCCACAGTTTCCAGCCTGGCTTGCCATTTCTGTTACAGCGCCAGCCCTGCCACGTGCCGTTAATCAGGCCGCCGTAGTCGTGCACTTCTTCAATGCCTAGCTCTTTGTAATACTTGACGAACCAGAGCATTGCTTGCACAGCTGCAGCGCGTCCTTCTTTTGTGTCTGGAAAACCGACGTCGCATGCTCGAGCAGTGCTGTGAACTGACATGCCCTGGCCTGATCGCATCTGCCTGACCACGAGCGTGCCTAGATTTGTGAAGCCCCACCTGCGCGCACACAGTTCTACAAACTTCTCAGTGCCAGCCATTTTTGCTGTTGCTGTCTTGTCGTACCCGGTGTATTTCATGGTGCTGGTGGGTCTTTCGGTCTGTCTTTAAGCCCGTTACCTGCTAAGACGCCCAAGAGCCCCCCTGTGAGTGTGGCAAGCATGGGACTCAATACAGACCAAGCCGCATCGTCATTGGGCGAAACTTCGAGCGGCTGGGTAACAAATAAAAGTCCAAATAGCAGAGCCAAGATGGAAGCAAGAAAAGCGATAGTTAAACCAATGGCTACAACAAAAATCAGACGTGCTTTTATTTGTTCGTTGGTAAGTCTGTTTTCGGGTTTCATAAGCATTTTCCGCCTGTGCCGTATGGGGGCGCTGGTGTTGTTGGTACGAGTGTTTCGGTTACTCCGCGTAGGGCTTTGTTTTTTATTGGTGGGCAGTTGAGGCGTTCACGGTCTGCACAGCTTGTGAGGGCTATGAGGGTGGCACTAATTAGCAGTAGGCGTTTCATCTGTGCCTTCTGTCCAGCCTGTAGCCAGTAGTGCTTCGTATTCTTCTTCTGTCATTTCTCTGACTTCATCGTCTATTTGTATGTTTGGTCGTGTCATGGTTTATGCCTTTTGGTATCCGTAAACGTAAATAATGCCACCAGTTAAGGTGCCTGTGCTTGGAGTCAGCGTAAAGTCTGTGTAACTGGACGCAACGTTATGAACTGCTGTTGTGGTGCCTGCATTGCTTCCGTCCATGAAAGGCGCGTTGAAGAATGTACCGGATGCTAAGTACGGTGCTTGTACTTCGACTGCCATATTCCAACGTCCGAAACTGCAACCACCGATATGGCTAATGGCTGCTGCGTTATTCCACCCGAATGTTGCCGCTGCACCGCTTGTAAAGTTGGCATAGAAAAGGTTGCCGTAGTAGGTACTTGCGCCCAATGTGCCTACAAAAGTCCAAGCCAATGTCGCATTATTTGTGCCGGTGCCTGCGGTGTAGAACACTTTGTAGTTGTCAAAGTTTGTGTTGAATGCGCCTGTCACAGTGACGCTGCCAACTCCAGAGCCGACAGTTTGTTGTTTGACATAGACAAGGCCTGCGCTTGCCAAGTAAGTATTGGTATTTGCCGCTGTCAGAACTTCTCCTGATGCGAATGTCTTTATAGTCATAATTAATATCCTAGTTTGTTAAAGTCGAGTCGGCCTTGAACCGTGTTGTCAAGGATTAAGTAAGAGTTTAAATCAGCACCTGAAAGGTAAAAGGTGTACCGGGATGACTCTGGCGAAGCGGTAAAAGATGCGCCCTCAATAATGGCGTAATACACAGTGCCGCGAAATGTGACTGTTACGGCCGCGCCAATGCAGTCCCAGAAGCCTGTGCCGATGTTGTCTAGTTTCATGGTGTTTTGAGCCTCAGCAAGGCAGGACACTGCCGCTAATGCAAATGATGTGCTGCCGTATTGGGTTAGCAAATAGTTGGCAAAGTCAAGGGCTTGTGCAGTGCTGTTGTTAAAAGTTTGCAGGTTCAGATTGCGAAAAGGTGCAGACCCACTAGAAGCCACTTGGGCTGTGTAACTTTCGGGGCTAATTGTGATCTGGGTGAAATAGTTTTGCCCAAGACTTTGGAAGTCAATGCTGTCGTACACTTGATTAGTTGCGTTATTGGCGGTGTCGGAAAAGTTTACTGCCGAGTTAGCACCTGAGTATTTAGACACAGCTACCACGCTGTTGTTGCCCTGACGGATACGTCCATTAAGTGTGGCTGTCCATTTGTTAAACCAGTCAGCCCAAGAGCCTGTGACGGTTGTTGCTGATGAGACTGGGTTGTCAGTTGCTGAATAATTGCTAGTGACCGTTAAGCCGTTTGATATAGAAGCTGCAGAAAGTTGCGCTGTGGCTGTTCCGTCACCCATTGTGTAGCCGTTGCCGCGAGCGCGTCCCCATTGGGCTAATGCGCCCTCGGCTGAAATGTTTAGACGATCCGAATTTCCTACATTTGTGCCGGAGTTGTAAACAATGCCGTAGGTAACGGCCGTGTCAGTAATGCGGCCATACCAAATGACTTTACTTGTAGTGGTGTTTACAACTTTAATAAAAGTGCCCGTAACCATTGCTGCAATAGGGGCGTAATAGCCCGTTGGGTACCAAACGTCTATAGAACAAGTATCGGCAGAATAGTTATCTATTAACGCTTTACGTCCTATGTTTATTTGTATACCCTGCACATTACTAAGGGTTGTAAACGACACATTGTTTGTCGAATATGAAACTGTGTAGTTCTGTGGCATTAGTAAATGTTTGCAGTCGTAATTGGTATAGAACCGTTTTGTCTCATGTAGTTTCGCAAGGCTGTTACTACAGCATTAGGGTCGCCACCGTTAACGTTTATGTTAATTGTGTTGCCACCCATGCCACCACCAGCGTTCGGGCCACTGAGAGGGATAACAGCCTCCGGGCCGCGCTCACCGATCATGGCAAGAGTCGGACTGGTAACGATGCCACCTGCAGCAAGCATTGGGATTTCGGGAACGCTGAAACCTTTACCACCGAGACCCGGCACCCAAGACGGAATGCTGAAAGACAACTTGCCAAACGTGTTATTCCACAGGCTTGCGATGCCGTTAAAGATGGTTTTAGCAACAGACAAAAGAAGTTTGAACTCGGGGACAATGACTTCGCTGATCCAGTATTTGATTGCACCAAATATACCGTCAACGATTTTGCGGAACGGCTCAAAGTTCTTGTACAGAAGCACTAAGCCGACAATTAAGGCAGCAATGGCAAGGCCAATAAGCACTACTGGGTTAGCAGCCAAGATGGCGTTAAAGGCCGTTTGGACAACTGCAAATGCTTTTGTTGTTGCAGTCCAGATTGTCATTGCAGCGTTGACAGCAACTATGGCTAAAGCAAGACCTCCTACCACGCCAGCGATGACTAGGAATACTGTCGTGTGTTCGGTTGCCCATTTTCCTAGTGTCTGCAGGAAAGGCAGTACCGCTTCAATCGCTGGCAAAAGTGCAGCGCCTATTGACTCTTTGGTTTCTGCTAATGCAACGGCTAAACGCTTGAATTGTCCTTCGGCTGTGTTGGCTGCATCGCTTGCGCCACCGGCAAACTTTTTGGCAACATCATCGGCGTAGTCGCCAGTAGTTGACATAAGGTCATTGACTATTGCCGATTGAGTAGCAAACTTTTCGTTTGCTGCCGTTAATGCTTTTGTAGCCTCAGCGCCTTTAAGTGTGCCTTCAGCAATGTTGTATTTAACAAACGCAAGATTTTCTTCGGCTTTGGCTAATTTCTTTTGTTCTTTTTGCAGGTCAATAGATGCCTGAATACCTTCGGACATTGGTATGCCCAGTTTCTTGAGCGCTGCGTACTGCCCCATCTCGGCCTTGGCAAGAGCCTGGGTAACTGTCTCGAGAGGCTTGCCCGTTCGCGCCGCCACATCCTGAGCAATGGCTAGCAATTTGTTTGAACGCTCAACATCGTTAGTTGCCAATACAAGCTTGCTAAACGCTGGGCGTAGTTCGTCATCAGCCACGCCAGTAGCCAAGGACATTTTGGTAATCATGTCCTCCGTGGCTGCAATTTGTGCATCCGTGGCGTGGGCTAATGTGCGCAAGTTTCCGGCAAGAATAGTTTGTGCAGCTGCATCTTCCATGGCGCTTTTAGCGGCATCACCTAAAGCAACAGCCAAACCTGCTACAGCCAACGCTGCTGGCACTGCTGCTTTTTTAATTGCAAACTGGGCTTTCTGGCCGTTTGTTTCTAAGTCCTTAAATTGTGCAATTGCTTTTTGAACGCCTGTGCCGTCAAATTCACTAATGATGGGAATGTTTACAGCCATTACTTCAGCTCCTGATTGACTTGGGCAACTACGCGCAATACTAATGCACGTATTTCAGCCTGTATGACTGGCAAAGATTGTTCAGCTGCAGGCCACAAAACACGATTTTGTCTAGCCCGTAAATTCTCAGAAAGCATTGACGATGAGCCACGGCCAGCAGTTTCAAAGATGACGGCACCAGGGTCAGACTGGGTCACATAGATCACATTGGCATCGTTGCGTCGAGTAGAGAACTTGACTTTTAATCCTTTGACTGCTTTTGACTTTGTGTACGGGAACAGTTGTTTGCCGTTTTGAGTCCACTTGCGGCTCATACCTGACAAAGGTGTGTCTGGGTATTTGGAACTAGCCAACAAAATTAAAGGTTGTGCTATTTGTTTAGCGTCAGCTTTAAATTGCTTTTGTAAGTCTTTGTCAATCTTGCCTAGCGCTTTTATGGCATCTTTGGCACCGACAATTTCAACACGTGCCGTGGCTGTCATTTGCGTCTCGATTTGTTTATGACGTCAATGACTGTGTTCATGTCTTGCATTTCAAAGGGTATTTGTGGAGGCCACCACCCAGTTTCAACCAGCAGTTCTGCTAGTGATCTGGAGTAGGAGCCTCGCTGGTGGGGTTTGTTGGTTCATCCGAAACAACATCGATTTGGTCAATTGAGCGAATGTAGTCGTCAAAAACTACTGGTACGACAATGTTGTTTTGTTTGCATGATTCAAAAGCCAAAAACGCTAGGTGTTCCATACCGATACCGGTGGCTAGTTCTGACGCTTTGATTTTGAATTTGCGTTCAAGTGCAACGATGGTGAAAAGGTTTGTAGTTACTTCATAGGCGTTGCCGTCTATGTGGGTTACTTTGAGCGTGATTTTCATGTTTTCCTAAAAGACTTACGCAACTACTTCGGTGTAAACACCGCCAGTAAACTCGATGTCAATGGACGAGATTTCGCCTAGTGAGGTGTCAAGTACTGGGAGTGTTTCAAGGTAGCAACCTGTCATTGTGTGAAGTGGGTTAGTTGCTGATGCAGCTGCAGAAGTTGCCTTTACTGTGACAGTGGTTTTAGTACCAACAAGTGCCTTCAAAGTTGCATAAGTTTCCGAAGCGGCATAAGTAAGAAACAGCGTCATTGAAACGGTGTTATTGGCCAAACCTGAAGAAAACTCTCTTGAAGTAGAGCCGAAGCTAGTTGTGTCAATGCTCTCCTGAACGCGTACAACGCTCGCTGCAGTACAGAACCCAGTCAGCGCCACAGAGTTAACCGTGACCACTGGGTTTGCTAGGTATGTGTTTGTTGCCATGATTAGTCCTCCGACTTGGTTTTGGTTTGAGTTGATTCTTTGATGAAGCCACCCTCAATGAGTGCTTCAACGTTTGTAAATTCACCAGGGTGAAATTCCTCGCCGGGTGTCCCGACTAGATCTGAAATAATGACTAACGCCATGATGCTCCTATGTTCGTTTGACCGCTAAGCGGACTGTGAGGTCGTATGTGGGTAGGTCTTGACCACCGACTGAAACCATGCCGGGTGACATATCAGTGATGGCTATGGATGAGTTGAGAATTTGGTCTGTGATGGTCATGAGGTAATCGCCTGCGTCGCTGTTGCCGGGGGGCGGTGCCAGTACGCGTAGTCGAAGGGTGATGTCGCCAACGTTGTAGTTGAACGTTGACACGGTTGGCAGTTCAATAAAGACTGACAGTGGGCGAGCGTTTCTAGGGTCTGTTACGGGTGCAAGCCCCAATGCTGTCAGCGAGGCTTTAACGCCTGCCACAGCCTCGTACAAGATGCCTGAGGCCATTATGCGACCTGTGGCCTTCCGCACCCAAGCAAAGCCATTATCTGACCAAGGGACATGGTGGGCGCACCCATGCCCATTGAGTCAAAAGATGCGTAGGAATCCACCGAGCCACGAGAGCGATATTGCATTGCTGCATACATAATTGTTCCTAATTTGGCTGCACCGTCTGGAGCCGTTGAGAGACTGTCTGTGTAACCAGCTTCGCGACGCTTGCGGAATGCCCACGAGTTAGCAGCTGACACGCATACAGCGATAAAGGCCGTGTCATTGGCCGTTGCGACCTCGATGCCGAGCCAACTGGTGACATCGGCTGAGGTAATCCAAGTGCATGATGGTGTGTAGGTGACAGTTCCGTCAGCAACGCTTCGTTCAAGGTCGGTGCCTGAACTGGCAAAAATGAATTGGTTTTCCCTAATGACGTCATAGTCAAAAAGCAAATCGCCTTCATCTGAAATGCCAATAAATTCATAAGGGTCGGTAGAAACCACAGTTTGTGTGCCGTTAAATCCGTGTCCACATCCTGCGATAACTACCGAGTCTTGAGTCTGAATGTCTGTGTCAACAAAAGTCTGCAAGATGGCATAGTTGTCTAGTCGCGTGTGAAATGCGAGGTTATAAACAGCCATGGTCTTGCAGTCTTAGTTAGTTGCTACTGATCAGGTGAGGTTGAAGCGACGGAGACCGCCAGCAATCGTAACGATTGGGCAGAAGTAGCCGTAAATCATTGCTTCGATTTCACCTGTTGATGGGATGTTTACTGAAAGCATAAGTTGCGGAGATTCGAACAGTTCAATGGCTGAAGGAACAATCAGGAACGCTGATTCGTCAATGGATGTTGACACCATGTTTGAAGAAACATACAAAGGCACACCAAGAACATTGCCAAACAACGTTGTTGCATCAGTTGAACCTGCAGAGTTCTGTGGCTGTCCTGCGCTGAACAATGGGCGGTTGCTACCGTCAACTGCGTTCTGCATGAGTGACCATTGGCTGACACCAGCGGTGTAGGCCGAAACAACGTCACCAGTTGCCAAATATGCAGCTGCCGATTCTGTTGAAACGAACGACTGAATACCGGCAGCACTTGCTGCGGTTGCTGTTGCCTGTGTACCACCAGCAGTGATTGCAGCAATTGTTGCAACTTCTGTGGCCTTGCGGTACGAGCGTGTCATGTTGTCAAGCATGATCTGTGCAAACGATGGGTCTGAACGCTCTTGGAGTTCAACTGACCAACGCTGAAGACCAGAAAGTTTTACAACAGTTCCGTTCACATACGAAGAAACGATGCCTGTCTCGGATGGTGCTCCACCTTCTGAGGTCGTTGCAACTGTTCCGTTGGTTGTGATTTTTGGAATGCTGATTGTCATACCGGCGGCTGGGATGGCACGAGTACCACCGCAAGCGTCAATGACTGGGCGTGAACCAATGTTGACTTGAACGACATTGCGTTCATAGGCAACTGGTGAGAAAGCCGGGTTTGTGCTGAATGAATCATCTGCTGCTGCAATGAACTTTGCACGTTCTGCGTCTGCTGCTGCAACCCAAAGACGAGATTCGCTTTGTGGGTTCAATGCTGCCTGGACACTGTGATGCAGATAGTCGGCATTTGTTTTAATTGGTGAACGGGGTGCTGTGTGGAAAAGTGCTGTAGGCACTGTTGCAGTGGCCTCAACGACTTCTGGGGTTTCTTGTGACATTGTTTCCTCCTCAGGAATTAAGTCGGGTTGGGGTTCGTTCGCATCTTCTTCGACCTCAGGGTCGACTTCTGATGCTGCGATTTCTGTAATGACAGCATCCTTAAATGCTGGCTGTGCGACAAGGCTGATCTCTACAAGGTCGGCTTTTGAAACGACCATGACGCCGCTTTTGTCGTACTTAAACTTTGTGGGGACAGCGCCAACGCTCACTGAGTCGTACGCGCCTGCTTTTACGAGTTCAATGGCGTCAGCTGCCGCGCCCGTTTTTGCGAAGGTGGCCGTGAAACCAAGTCCTTCAGGCATGTCAGCAAGTGAAGTGACAAGACCGCGAAGTTGGCTCATGTCGTGATTTTCGAGCAACTTGGGTGACTTTGCGGTGAGGTCAAAAGCGCCCCGGGCAAAAGAAACTTTGGTGCCGTCTGAAACTGTTGCTGATATTGGTGCCCAAGGGACTGCAATGCCAGTGATGGTTTTGGGTGCATCTTCGCCTGCTGCAGCGTCGAGCGTGATGGGGACATGAACGAAATGAATCATGCTGGGGTTCCTTGATCTGTTGGTACTTGTACGACGGGTTCAACCATGACGTCTTGCATGAGTTCTTCCATGATGTAACCCTCAATATCAAATTTGACAAACCGATTTCTTGGGAGAACATTGGACGCCGAAAGGGTTTGTTGTATGCATTCAATGAATGGTTTTGCGCCGTACAGGTAGAGCTGGCGGTTTGAATCCTGCACGTTTGTGTAGGTCAGCCCTGAACCCTCTTGCGGTGCAGAAACCAAATAGGCAGGAATGTTGGCGACGCGCGCCATTTCCAAAGATTGATATTTCCGCTGTTCAGCAACGGTCTCTGCCGGTGAAACTTTGAATTCCTCAAAAGTTATGTAGTCGTTCAAAGCGCCAACGGCATTTTGGCGTCGTGCTGCCGACCATGCAGCTGCAACTTCGCTGAGTTGTTCAGCGTCCAATGTTTCGCCACCCTTTTGCTGAAGATAACCGGGCACAGTTTCAAGAGTTGCGTAACGGTCTGCAGCCTGATCAAGATGCGTTGCGATAGACAATGCGCGAGCGCCTTGGTAAAGCAAGCCTTGAATGGGTGAAAGAAACTGGATGACGTCGTTTGTGTCAGAGATTGTTTGGCCGTTGAACTGGATGATCTCGGCAGGTTTGAACCATTGTGGGCCAGCCATATTTGGGGTGGTCACCATCGAGGCTGGGAGCCATTCAAAACTTGCTGGAAGCCCAGTGGAATAGCGTGAGGTCACGAAGGCAAAAGCGCGGCCGTGGAAGAAAAGGTCACTAAAAAGATTTGAGTAGAAGAAGTTGCGCGTGACGTGAGGGTCGGGTTGTTCCATCCACGGCTCTAATGGCAGATAGATTTCTTCGTACTTTTCGCCTGTCCATTGCTTTGAGTAGTGGCGCAATTCCAGACAGCCAATCATGGAAGCCAAAAGGTCTTTCGAGCGTGAGACCGTGGGGTTTTGCAGTGCTTGTTCTTCGGCATTACCAAGGGAGTACGCCATCAGATTATTGAACTGTGATCTGCCAGCACCAGCTGCAGCCTTGACAGGTTCAGAACTGAACTGTGCTTTAGTTACTTTTGGAGTGAAGAATCCCACGCGCGGAGTCTTGCACAAACTTGTTGCAAATGCAACTACCTTGAAGAACCCATCATCGCCCGACCTGATTGACCCGGGCGAGACACCAAAGAAGCAGCTGCAACAAGACAGCGAGCGCACTCAATCGGCCCGGGTGATTTTTGTGATGACAGCACCACAGCGCCGTTGGCTTTTACGAGGGTTGCGCGGTTGACGTGTTCTGCCAGCATTTCTTCACCAGTGTGCAAAAGGCGTCCTTCAGTGATCATGGATTTGACTAGACCTGTGTATTTGATCATCTCTGCATAGCCCCACAAAGACCGCCGACGGATTAACGGCTCAGGTGTGTGAAGGTCAAGCGTCGGGGTGATAGCCAATTTGAGTTTGGGGTCGTCCTCCATGAGACGCTCGATGTGTCGCCACATGGCGCGGTTTGTTTCGCAAGTAAAAGCGACGCTGGCCACAATGTCGCCGTCACTGTTTAAGCCACAAAGTATCCCCACATATTTAGAGTCATCCACAGAACTATCCACAGCCAACACAGTATTGCCACCAACTAGGTCTTGGTTTGTGGTATAACGCTTCGCCCATTCGCCCGGGTTAATCCACGAGTTAGCGGCAGCGACCCAAAGGTTGCAATGTGCTCGAAGGAACTGCGCTCGATCAGGTGATTCCGCTGCGGCCTGTAAACCCTTCAAGGTAATTGTTCTGCCCAAACTGGGGTTGGCCTGTCCCCAGTATTTTTGGTCATCAGGTGACACGCCAGTCTCCAAAGACCATTCGGCCATGAACAGATCAGACCGTTCGCCCGAATCAATAACACCCAACGCCTGTTCGCGCAATTTCAGAAAAGCCCGGGACGATTCATCACCAGCGGTTGACACTAGAAACGCCAGCGGTGATGGCACAGCTATTTGAGATGGCTTTAACGCACCAAAGTAAGTTGCTTCACTGATTGCCCATAGTTCGTCCACGATCAGAATGTCCCAAGTGCCACCATGTTTTTTGCCTGTTGCGCTATTGACTTTGTAAACCGACCCATCGAGCATCTTGACCTGATGCCTGCCGTAAGCCCACGTCACTTTTGCCAACCCTGATTCCTCCAGCAGCTCAAACACTTCGCGCAAGTCCTCAAATACTTCAGTGGCTAAACCCAGTTCATGAGCCGTTGACATAATCCGTACTGGCCGTCCCCAAATGCGCGGTAACTCGGTCAAGCAAAACCCAACCAACGCCGACAACATCGTGGTCTTACCGTTCTGACGCCCGGTACTGATCAGCGCAGTGCTCGAAATAAAGTTGCCATCCTCATCATGTTCAAGCGCCCCGGACAATGCCGTCAACTGCCAC